GTATTTGTTGATTTATTAAATGTGAAGCTACTAGAACCATTCATTGTTCCAGCGTCATTAAACTGTACTTGCGTATTTGCTCCTGCAGCCGGAGAAGTAAGAGTCACCCAAGATAAATTACCAGATCCGTTTGTAGTTAAGTATTGACCACTATTGCCACCGGTAATTATTATATTACCAACGTTACCTAAGTTTGCTGAACTACCAACTAGTAAAGTAGTGATACTAGCAAAACCAGTTGTACTTATATTTCCTAAATAAGCATTACCTGATGTAGTTATATCAGTGCCAATAGATATATTGGCAGCAACAATAATGTTATCTGAATATAATGTGTTTGTTACATTGTTATAAGTGAATCCGGCATCACCACCAAAGTCACCATCATTATTATATTGTACTTGACTATTAGCTCCACCCGGGGTGCCATTACTTCCGCCACCATTTCCTGTTTGTGCTGTCCATGTTAAGTTACCAGAACCATCTGTCTGTAACACATAACCATTAACACCACCATCAATTTTAACTGAACTGATATCACCCAAACTAATGTTTGAACCGTTCCAAGTTACAGTAGATATTCCACCTAATATACCATTATTATTGTATTGTAATTGAGTATTACTACCACCTGCGTCAGCGTTGAATGGTTGACCATTAGCGTAAAAGAAACTATTTGCGTAAACTTTATTAGCAGTTACATTACCTGATAAGTTTAAAAAATTAGAAACTACGTTACCAGTGCCGTCTATAACGGTTACGGCCGGAATTCCAACGGAGTATCCAGTTAGTGTATTGAATAATTCTGATGCCATATGTTGTCCCGAACTTTTGTTATTATATATTTATCTATTTTAGTCAATTAAATCGTGCAAAAAAATCTACCCAGGTATCTTTTTTCTAAATACACATATGCTTACTAGACAACCATCAAGACCACTGTGTGAACATTGTAAAACATCACTCGCTAAACAAAATGGCACAAGTAAACATGGATTTAAAAAATGGCACAAGTATTGTTCAACATGTGCCAAAGCCGCATATGATGATAAGTTTGGATTCTTATTGAATAAAAAAAATAAATGTGAGAAGTGTGGCTTTGTTTCAGAAGATAAGTGTCAACTTGATATTGTTTATAAAGATGGTAACAATAAAAACAAAGAGAAGTCAAACATGAAAACCCTGTGTGCAAACTGCAATAGATTATATCAAAAGAAATTAAAAGAGAAAAAGAAATCTATATTAGATATTACAGTAGATACTGACTATAGGTTATAGCCAACAAAAAAGCACTCTCGGAGTGCTTTTTGTTCCTTCCTGTGACACAGACCGTAGTCTGTGTTTCCCGAACAGAAGATTCCGATTTATTGGAATGTCAAGTTTTGAACAGCGATCTCACCAACATAATCAGCCGCGTTACCGAAGCTAGATGCAGTGTTTGTCAATTCGATGTAACCATAACGAGTCATAAATGACACGACTGGTTCGAATGTTGACGGATCAAGAACAACTCCAGAACTCATCAATGGAATATACGGGCAATAGAATGCTGCCGCATCTGTCTCTGATGAACCTTTGTAACCAACCAATACTGGTTGTGTATCTGGAGCATAACTGTTAACGAATACACGCATAGCACCGTTCAATGTACCAACAAACTTAGTGTTTGTAGGAGCTTCGAATGTACCTTCTGTTGTACGAGCAAACGCTGAAGTAGTTGCAGATTGCAATACTGTCAATGATGCAGGAGAAACAACAGCCCAGTTACCAGCACCACGACGAGTGCGTTGTGCGATCAAGTTAGCAACACGGTTGATTAGAACAGCTAAGGCAGCGTGTTCGTCACCAACGTAAGTAGCTGTACCAGATACAGTAGCTTGGTTAAATGTGTACTCAGTTGTAGCTAGAGTAGCTAAAGACAATAGAATCTCTTGGTCGATCTCAGCAGTAATTTCTTGTGCTAGAGCGGCCATGATTTCTGCTTCAACGTCAATGCCATGTTGGCTTTGAGCGTCTTGGGCAGCTTCGAATGTCCAACGTGCTTGTAACTTACGTGATTTAGCTTCAACAGCTTGACGCAAGATTTGTACGCTGATTTGCTTACCACCGTTGCCTTCTAGGGCAGCAGTGTCGTTACCTGTGTAGTAACTAGTTGTATCAGTACCACTTGGAGTGCGTGAATATGCTTGTGCAATTAAGAACGGGCTTAATGCTTCTTGACCGGCAGTAACGCTTGTTTGAGCGGCACTGTTGTCTGTCAAGTTGTTTGCATAACGTACACGTAGTGTATGAATTTGACCAACTGGTCCTGTCATTGGTTGTACACCAACCAATTCGTTAGCGATAACGGTTGGCATGACACGACGGATAACTGGAAGAATCACACGGTTTAATGTAGCGATGTTACCAGATGTTGTAGTACCAGCTGAAGATTCAGCCAATAACTGCTTTTTAGTGTTTTCTAAAATAACACTCATAGTTGAGCGGCGAGTGCCTTTTAAGCCTTCTAACAGGGCTTCTTTGGTCTCGTCCCAACGGCTTTCTAATAGAACTTTTGACATTTTTATATTCTCCTAAATTATGTCTTTTTTTTAAAGCCCTGCCAGGCGCTTGATATCGATAACGTTATCACGTTGATCCATATCAACTTCTTGATGCTTGGCAGATTTATCACCAGTAACTTCTTTTACACTTTCACGGAGAATAGGTTTTGTAGACTTCTTCTCTGCACCATTGTTTAAGACGGCTGGTAGATACTTATCGAAAGTGCTTTGCAACTTTGGTGTTTGCACACTTTCTAGTAGGCTCTTCATTACTGAGGCCTTCTCATCGTTTAATGGAGCAAGTAAATCACTCATCATTTTTTCACGTTGATTAGACTCTTTAATGACACGAACCTCACGTTCTTTTGACTCTACTAATTTCTTAGTATTGTCGATTACTTTGCGTGATTCAGCTAGTTGTTTATCCTTTTCTTCTAATGCTTGTACTAGTTTACGTGTTTCAGCTTTATCATTTAAATGAGTAACTGAAAACTCGCTAGCGTAGCTTTCAAAGATACGGCGACCAAAGTTGTTTTCTTTTGCAACTTTAATGTCTTCTTTCAACTGGCTTAATTCACCCTTGAGATGTTTAGTTACGACTTGATTCATTCTAGATGCAGATTCAGCAACAAAACGTGCCTTCAATGCTTCTAATTGTGAACGTCCTTCAGCAACTAACTTAACCTTTGCTTCTACAACTGCTTGTTTATCTTGTGAGAATTCTTTAATTTCTCTTGCTAAAGCATGAACAACGAATTGTTCTAACTTTTGCTGATTTTCTAGTTGTATTTTGCGTTCGCTACGTAGTTCTTTGATTTCTTCAGCTAGTTTAGTAACCATAAAATCATTGAATTTTGTTGCGTGTTCACGTAATTGTTGTTTAGCCAATACGCGGTCTTCGTTCATTGCTTGTCTCTCAGTCTGAAATTCTTCAATTTCAGTTGTTAGACCTTCTGTAACCATTTTATCAAGGGCTTCTACCATCACGTTTCTGTCATGTTCATAACGTTGTGCGAATTCTTCGTGTAATTCTGCACGAACTTGTTGGCGAGCTTCATCTAACTTAGCTTCCCATGCTTCATTTAACTGAGCACCGGTGTCTTCGTTGATAAGTCCACTGTCAAGTAATGGCTTGATAGCATCAAACATGCTTATTCCCCTTTGTTAATTTTGAGATCCTTGATGAGGCGCATTACTTCCTCCTTCAAGTATTTCTCTACTTTCTTGTCACCTCTTGCGTCTTTTGCAATATCCAACAATTTATGACCATGCTTCATATTCATCATGCCTTCATATATTGCTTTAGGATACGCATTAGGTGCGCTAGGTTGTGCGACAATATCCACAGTGACGATTTCAAAGTCACTAACTTTGCCATCATAGTCATTCACGTTTCCGCTACCACGACTAGATACGCCGAGTTTCACACCACTCTCTAGCATAGTCTCTACGAGCTTGCCCATTGGAGTTGGTAAAATCTTTAATTTGCCGAAGCCATTAGCTCCGTCCATCCACATAGATGTAATCATATGTGATACACGGTCTAAATTAATCTTCAAATCATCTGGGTGATCTACTTCACCTAAAACTGAATAACCTTCTTGAATCTGTTTATTCAATGTATCAACTGCGCTCTCAATTTCAGAAACAGGGTAAACACGCTCATTAGCGTTCTTTACCCCACCCTGAATGAAGATCCCTTTCATATAAAGGGACTTCAATGCTCCTTCACCTGAACTCTCAACGACCATGCTAGCACGGTCGAATGTCAGATGCTCTTTGAGATACAAAGCCATTCTCTCAGATTCCTTTAGATGCGTCTTTTAGCTGTACGTGATTCAGCTACTGGACTACGAACTTTACCTGCTTCGTCTTTAGTTACTGGCTTAGGTGTAGATTCACCTTTTTCACTAAAGTTATTTTGTGCTGGAGAATTCTTAAATGATCCTGCACCTTTTACACTTGACTCACCTTTGCTGTATGCATTAGATGGTCCTTTTGGGCCTGTTGGGTTAGATTCTGTACCACCAGAGAAATTAACTGGCTTACTATCCATACCAGCTTGACCGCTGTTATTTAAATTTGTGCTTCTTGTTTGAACACCGTTGTCACCGTGTGTA